CAACGTGAATTTGTCTATTAAACTCAGGGAAGGCTGCACCCTCATTAACATCCCAGTTTCCTTCTAGTAGTTGCTTACGTTGATGCTCTGGCATAGATAGCAGCATAGTCTCATAATCGCCACTGTCAGCTAAGTATGGATTGTCAAACAAACTTGCAGGTATAAACCTACGCTTAAACAAAGGTTGACCTTCTTTAGTGTGACCTTTAGGGTACGCTAAGGTCTTCCCTGTTTCAATATCGGTAGCCCAAAAAGGCTTGTTAGGCTCAGACGGGTCAATAAACATCTTCTTAACCCAAGCGTGGCCTATAGAGCCGGGGTTTGTAGTAGCCCTCATGTACAAGCCTAACTCAGGTGAAGCACTACGTAAACGTGAGCGCATGTAGTTCCACGCAAACGGTGTATTCCATTGAGTTAACTCATCAAATGCAATGTAGTTAAACGCCTGTCCTTGGTAGCGCATAACGTCTTGGTCTTTATCTAGGTAGCTCATCCAAATGCGACCACCTCTAGGTGTAACCCACTGAGACTTACGCTCTGACCACTTAATGCCGGGAATTGCTTTAGGGTACAACTCTTGGCTTTTCTGTATAAGCTCTCTTAGTTCCTCTGTAGTGTGGCGTACAAGCAAGCCACTAAAAGCGTGGTGATTTAGGTTGCGTAAGGGGTCAGCTAGTGTAGCGTAGCTTTTACCGCCACCTGCTGCACCCCCGTACAACACCTCACGCTCACCTGAAGCTAGAAAGTCTGTCTGTGGCCCTGCATTAGGCTTAAAGACAATGTTTTGTGCTTCCTCTATATCAAATGGCGCAGGTATTACTGTAGCTGGAATTGTTTCACGTGAAACATTTTTACTCGGCTGGGCAGGTGTGGTATCCTGTCCTTTCTTTTTCAAGCGTTTCGTACTGCGTGATCGCTTCTTGGAGCCTTTTGGCAAGCTCGCGTTTGATTCTAGCAGTTGTTTTACGTTTTCGCTCAAGGTCTACTCTCTTCTTTAAGCCCATATGAGATATGCTTTTGCCTGACTGTGTAGTGAGCCAAGCAGAAACTTCTCTGTAACTATATTGCTTTAAGTGCTTCTTTGCAAGCTCTAATAGTTCTAACTCTTTCTCAATAGGGTTTAACCAACGTTCATCTTTTGGGTCTATCTCGTAGCCAAAAGGTACAAACTTAACTAGCCTTGGTATTCTCTCCCAATGTCGTAGTTTCTTAGGCTTAGGTAACATCCAATAACCTAAGTCATTAAACGCAAAGTGTTTAGTCATCGTCACTTTCTTTAGGTGGCAAGATAAACAAACCACCACTAGCTTCTACTGCAACCTTCTCAGTCTTAACTATACCAGCACGATCTAAGATTTGACCTGCAGCTACCATCTTTTCTTTAATACCAAGCTGCGTAGGGTCAACCAAAGCACTACCGTAAGCAACCGCAGCTTTAGGCCCAAGTCGCGACATATAAGTCTTTGTAGCCTCAAATATCTCATCCTTTAAGCTCTCTACAATAGTCTTAGTAGATGAGCCATCAGCATAACCTGCAAGCTTCTTAGCTTGTACAACGTCACCTTGTGCTTCATCAAATAAGACTTGCATAAAGAGTTGTTGCTTTTCGTTTAGTACTCTACTCATGTTACTTTCCTGTACGGCTTGGCAGCTTTAGCCGCTTTTTTAGGTTGCTTAGAGAATTGCTTACCTTTTGCTGTATCTGCTCTTTTCTTCGCTGAAGACGCAGAGTAAGACTTAGAATCCATAGCTTTGATAGCACTAGCTGGCAAGTAACGCTCTCCTGTAGCCTTTGGACCTTGCGTAGAAGGTTTGCCACTCTTAGTTCTCCAATCCTGCTTAGTCCATGACTTAAGGCTCTTTTGACTTTTAGCTAAACCGCCAGAGTTCATCTTAGCGGCTGGCTTTTTCTTTGCTTTAGGTGTTTTACTTTTGTTTGGCATTGTGTTTCTTTTGTACTGCAAAGTTAGCAGCAAGGCTTGCCCCCTTGTGAGGAACAAACTTACCGTCATGCTTCATTAGTTTTAAACTGCCATCTTTTTGTTTCATCCAGTGATAACCTTTAGGTGCGTCTACTTTCATTACGTGTATCCTCCACCTTTTGCTTTGTATTGCTTGGCAACCATTTGAGCTTTACGAGCCGACCACTGTCCGGGGCTTCCACCTTTGCCGCCAGCCTTAACGGAGGCGACAAGAGACTTACGCATAGTAGGCTTAGTATAATTACCCGCCGCATTTACTGTTGAACCACCTTTAGCATAGCCTTTTGCTTTAGGTACCTTCTTTACCGTAGAACTTTTGCTTAATTTCGCCACGTGTGACTCCAATGTCTTTAAGCGCAGAATCTGACATATTAACTAACTGCCAGTATTGCACTCTACGCATTTGACTGTCTTGTAATGCTTTGATAAATGTTTTAAACATGGTATAACTCCTCTATGTATTACCAGAGATAGTTATACCATGCTTTGACTTAAAGGACTACATACAAGAATGCAATCCCGTTATGCATTATTTCTTCGCCTTTTTCTTTGCCATGCCACCATACATATAGCCTGACTTTTTAGTCATACCACCTGCAGCGTAAGCACCTTTAGGCTTCTTAGTTACAGGACCACCTTTGTTTTTATTCAGTGAAGTTTTAAGGCTAAGTCTAACACGATCTTTAGCTAAGTCTTTAGGAACACTTAAGTCATTTCTTTCAGCCCATTTAGCTAAACGAAATTGCTCTTTAGAACTAAGACCTTTATCTCCTGCTTTCCAAGCGTCAAGCTTTGCTGAATTTGTTGTAGGGTTAGCTTTACCATTGCCACCACCACTAGGCTGTACAGGCACAGACGGTTTAACAAGGGCTTCTACGCTAGGTTTAGGTTTAGCTGTTGAAGTCTTAGGGAGAGGAGTTGTGGTAATCTTTTTTTCACGCATTCCGCGATTACCCGGACCTTGTGTAGGGTTGCCACTCTTACTCAGTAAGCCATCTTTACGATCAGCTTTAGGCTTGTCTTTAGGTTTGACTTTAGGAATGTTTTTTAAGTCCTCCGCATAAGCGGCAATCATTATCTTACCGTTCTTATCTTTGTAGTACAAAGACCCTGCCTTTTTAGCTGCAGCAATACTCTTGTACTTATAAGCATTCTTTTGTGCTTGTTTAGCGGTCATACCTTTGTTTTTTAAACTGGCATTAATCCACTGTGTTAACTTACTAGCCATCTTGTGTTATCCCCTTTATGTCAATACAACACGAACTAGCGTACTTGTACTGCTACCTCGTCTATAGTTTAAAATTGTAGCGTTACCTATAGCTTTAGGTACAACAAGACTGTGAACACCAGCAGGTAACATAATATCGTTATCTGTAATGTCAGCTTCTGCTGTAGAAAAACCTATATCTAAAGCGTGACTTGTCTCAATAAGCACCATCTTAGCGTTAGTGCAAACTACGTGTGTAGTAGCAGTATCACCTAGAGTAACTGCGTCTTCTACAGCCCATCCTAAGTGTTCTCCTACCAATGCGGCTTGGTCAACCATTGTGTTTTAACTCCCGTTACGTTTTCCTAGCGTTACGATCACGTGGAAACGATCTATTAGAGCTAGGGGATACAACAGCTAAGTTGCCCTTCCTGTTATCTAAAGGATTGCCATTTTTGTGATGAACGTCCTGCCCCGGTTTTGCTGCACTGCGTTTACGTGCAGCGTTGCGTGAGGCTCTCTTTTTCTTTTGCTCTGGTGAGGCGTGGTAGTTATCGTATTCTTTACGATAGTTACGTTTGCCTAAAGGAGGAGTTACAGATATCTTAGTTGGTCCTGACATTAGTAACTACCCCCTCTTTTATTATAGCAAATTAAAATTATGTGAATGGAGTTACTGAGTTGCCGTCACCAAAGAGGTGTCCCTCTACAACCCACTTGGAATCTGACAAGCAGGTGTACTCAACAATACCACCGACAAAACGTCCCTTAGTGTCAGCATCCATTACAAGCTGGTGATCAGCAGCGGCAGGAACAGCAAAAGCAGAGGTCTGAATGTTCTCATTAAGAACAACAACAGAACCTACTTCGTCTTTGTCATGCATCATTACTACACCCTGAAGGGTATCAGCAGATGTAGCTGCATTAATAGTAAGTGTACCAGTACCTGTAGTACCAATGTGGAACTTATAGTTAAGTCCAACAGCAGCAGCAGGTAAAGTTACAACAATCCCCGCAGCACGATTAAGACTAAAAATTGTACCTGACTCAGCAGCAAGCACAGTACGTGTTGCAGCAGTAATACTTTCAATAGGTTTCAACAGGGTTACTGCGCCACTAAATGCACCAGTGCCTGTTACGTCAATGCCATTACCAAATGTAATGTCTGATTGGTATTCTTCAATACCTTGTGTTAAAGTTGTAGTTGCCATGATATATTATCCTTTATAGCGTGTTACCATTTTGTTCTATCAGCCCAGTATGCTGCGCTGAGTTTTCCCTTTTTTATGTTTTTACCGTGTCTTGCTTTAAAGGATGCACGTTTTTTCTTCATCTTGTCGGATTCACCTTTTTTTGGCTTCCCGGCGGTCTTCGCTCCTTGTTCACCGAACCTGATGAGCTTAATGGTTGTACCTTCTTTCGCAAGAACGGCATGACTTTTTTTCGGGTGATCAGGGGTACGCTTCGGCTTGTTATAACCTGCAAATGTCTCTCCCCTGTAATCTATGCTCATATTGCAATACTACCTTACTGAAACGAAAAACGACTAAGGTTTCTGCCAAGTCTACGTCTGCCACCTGTAGCGCGTCTTGGCCCTCTAACAGCCATATTACGAGGGGTTGGACGCCCACCTCTACTAGGGATTACACGTCCACCTCTACTAGGGGTTGGACGACTAGGGGTTGGAGTAGCTGCTGGTGAAACACGTCCACCTCCGCGTCTACGCATCATTGCTAATTTGCGTCTTTGCATCTGTTGTAATCTACGACTTGACGGTCTTCGTCTGTTTGGCGTTGATTTTTCTTTCATAATGCCGATTGGAGATTTGCGTGTATCGGCTGTCGGCGTTGGGTCGGCTGTCGGCGTTGATACTGCTGTC